CCTAAGTAAAAACCATAAGGAACTGCCGCTATAGCCGCAGGCATAGCTATTCTTACGTTACTATAGTATTGGGTAGCAAACGAGGCATTACCACTCCCTATTGAATAATGAAAACCGTAGTTGTTATTTCTTAGATCCACGTTTTCAAAGTGAAGAGCCTCGCTAAAAGTAGAAGCATCTTCATTTTTAATTTCAAATGCTTTGTCATACCCTACTATAAATAAGTCTTTAAAAACTTGGTGATTAGTGCCTCTGTTTCTTATGGCTACCCCTGTCCCATTTACTGTTTTAGTAAAAGTAAACCCTGCAATCTGAGAGTGCGGGGATGTGGGGGCAACACCGAAATCTATTCCAAATACATAGTCAGCAGCAGTTGTGTTATTATGGTTAAGTGTAACACCGTTTCCTTGTAAGTATACAGTTTTAGACGAAGGCAGGTCTATATTTCCTGTTATGATTTCATACCCTAGATCGGTGGGTGGGAAAAGAACAACACTCCCGTCAGCAGCAGCGTCTAAAGCAGCCTGTATAGCCGCTGTATCATCTGTAACCCCATCCCCTACAGCCCCGAAGTCCTTTACAGAAACCACAGCCTTAGCCTCAAGAGCATCAATATCAACACTATTCTGTGCTATATCTACAACGTTCTGTGCTACCTGTGTGGTGTTGAAGTCCTCACCACCGAGTGCTGTAAAGAGCCCGTAGGCACTCAGCACCGTACCTGCTGGGTATGACTCAGAGAGAGTTACGGTTCTATTGGGTAGGTCTAGGGTGTAATCTGTACCCTCAGACAGTAACGTGTTGTCTACACTCTCTCCGTTGATCCTGAAGTAAGGCTCAGCCCCTAGGGTCTCCGTGAATACAACCACAGTCTGCCCGCTAGTTAGCGCCTTGGCTGCCAGCTTCTCTGTAGTCGTAATGTTGTCTAGGTACTCCGCTACGCCCACCTGAGCGTCCAGAGCCTCCTGCATGAGGTACAAGAGCTGATCTGAGTTCTTATTCAAGTCCACCTCGTCTAGGTAGGTCGAGTTAAACGTGACTAACCTCGTAGAAGGGCTTGTAGAGCGCCTCACGATGACCTCTTGGGACACTAGGGGTGGTGTCAGTAAGTTGACTATCGTGCCTGTGAGGGTGTATGCGGAGGTCTCAAGGGCAACCCCCTGAACCTCCACACTAATGTGCTCCGCCTCTAAGTAAGGAGGAGCTGTAAATGTTGTAGTTACACCATTTGAGATGTATCTGTTATAAGAATAAGCCATTAGCATTCCTTGTTTAGTTAATTAAGGGGCATCTGTAACAATGTCAGCAGCTGTCATATTATACATAACAAAAGTGACCGAACCCACAGCGTCTTGGATATTAGGGTAAGTATCCCCATCGCCCATACGCCACCAATGACTAGGGGAGGTAGCCAAAGAAGTTAAGTCTAATGCGCTACCGCTGTTGTAAATGTCTGCTACGTTTGCGCTTTCATCGCTTGACCACACAGCAATTTCATCTAACCGTTCGCCGTTTAGTGTGTTACCACTGAGTAATTTACCTATTCTAAAGTTCTGGCCACTGAGCGCACCGCTCCACCCATAATTTGAATGAGAGTTGGAAGTAGTTTGACTAACACCGTCTACAAAAATAGAGAACCTTGAATAGTAATTATTGATGTCTACGCTTGAGGCTCCTGTAGTCCCTCCATCATAAGTAATGAGGACGTGTTGCCAACTACCTGTAGACAAAGTGGGGGTGGCTAACCTTACATTATTATTATTACTTCCATATTGAAGCCTTATTTTCTGCGATGAGGTCAACCTTATTTCTATAATACCGCCGTTTGTAGTATCGTTAGAACCAAAGTAGAATAACACTCGGCCTGATGCTGTCGATGTCATTTTTACCCAGAAACTTATAGACCAAGCATCGCCTGAGCCTGCCCCGTTTCCTATTCGACCCAACACTGAGTCTAGTGAAGAGGCGTTTGCCCCAAGGTAGTCTCCGTTACTGAAGTTAATACTTTTAGTGTCAGAAAAAGGCGCGTTGTTTACAGTTAAGACTATAGTTTCGCTGTCTTCTCCGTTATAGTTAATTGCCTTAACAGGTATGTTATAAGACCCTACAGCTAAAGATGACCCACCTATTAGTTTTCTTACGTTACCTTCTACAGTAGTGACCCCATTTACATTGGATAAATCCCACTCGTAGCCCACACCGTAAGTAGCAGTAAGCTCGTAGTTTAAAGAATCACCCTCAGTTAAGCTAATAGCTGTAGATGAGGTAATTACAGGCACGTTAGCAGCAGCCCCGCCTGTGTGGGCAAATAAAGCGTTTAGCTCATTAACAGCAGTGGCTAGTACCTGTGTCACAGATGCCCCATCAATACTAGCGTTCGCTAGTCTGAGATCGCCATATATCACTACGTCAGCCGAGTGCTTGATGATGTCTATATGTCCGTCATCGTTTGCTGAGGCTCGTATAGAGTTTACTGCGTAAGCATCCCCGTTGCCTAGGAGAACCGTAGTTTCTGTGGGGTCTACAGAAAAGTCTATTGTGTCTGTAGCTCCTAGTTGGAACCGCCCTGTATTGTTAGCTACGTTAGCGTTTTCATTCACGTAATCGACAGCAGCCTGAGCGCTTACAAAGCTGTTTCCTTCTTTATCTGAGAAATCGGTGTACTTAACAGCATAAAATTCATACTGAGTAGTTGGGGATGTAGAGGTGCGTATGTCGTTAATGATGTTAAAACGGGTAGAATCCTCTGCGTTTACTTCAGCACTTAGGCACGCATTAAAGTAAGCGGGGTTAGTAGAACCAACAAAGTTAATGCAATTAGCTGCCTCGTTGCGTGTGATTTTTATAGTCATAAAGCTACCTTATTACAGTTATCAATGTGGTTAAAGGTTGTATCAGTATAGAGTTATCACAGCGTATGGCAGGTAAAGCTCTAGCATTAACATCTTCATCAGAAGCAATGTAGGCACTCATCTCAACCCTATTAAGATATGCTTGTCCTTGTGTACCTGTGCCATAGAAAATAGGCTGGGTGGTCAAGGGGAATGTATACGTTACGTTATTGTTAGAATCTCTTGTAGCCCATATTAAGCCCACTTCTAAAGTGGAGTTAGCTATTTGCGGTACTACGTTAAAACTGAACCTAACTTGTATACGATCTCCAACCGCACATTGCGACATATCGAAGGAGCCGTTTGCTGCTGTATATTGTAGATCGCCTGTTGTAACGGCAGCAGAAAGGGAAGTATCGCTAAAGTCTATAAGATTATTGATACCCTCAGGCATGTACAAACCACCAAACAAGCCTTTAGTTTGGTCGAAAGCAGGGTCTGTTTCACCCCAGTATTCTATATCGTTTGCGACTTGGCGGGTTGTGTCAAAACCAAACCTACGCCAAACTCCTCCGTCTGCTTGAGTTTGAGTGTATTGGACATTAGAACCTAAGTCATTAGCTCCTGATTGCCCGTTTACCCTGTCTGCGAACCCGCCGGTAAACTCGTAACCTGAGCCTAGGTTACTTATGTCAGTTTGTAGTGTAGTTATGTCAGCTGAGTTCTGTTCCCCCGAAGCAGAGGGATAACCACCTTCTGTCTGTAAATCTAAGGCTTCTTGGTTTAAGTAGAAAGCCTGTAAACTATCTAAATCAAGAGTTTTCTCGCTAAAACCCGCACCTGTAGTGTAATCGACAAGCCGACCCAAAGGGTTTGATTTTCTTTGTATTTTTATCGCACTCCCAATCGTAGGAGTAACAGTGAATGTTAGGATAGTACCATTGATAGTGTAATCAGCACCCAACACCTGCCCCACCGAATCCTTGGTTACAAGGAGGTGGGACGTATCTATATAAGGAGGTGTTGTGAATTGATTATTCCCACCAGTGGCTGTATACTCTAGTATGGAATAAAATGCCATTGTTAAGTCCTATATGTTAGGGAATAAAGATTTCTCTTTGTTTTCTTGTTTCTTCAGTTCTAGACTTTCCTGCATAAGCTCAGGGTGTTTCGATAGGGTAATACCGACAGCATTCTCCCACACCTTGCTTCTCATTGCGTTTATAGCCTTGACCCTAGGGCTTGGGTTATCGGGGGTGCCTAAACCTGACTTGTTACGAGTGATCTCTAAAAGACCCCTCTCTAATGCTTTACCTTGCCTAGCCACTTCTGATAGTATCACATTGTAGACGTTAGACTTTCGCCCATCTATCATGAGATACTTCTCACGAAGATCTCCGTCCAGATGCTTGGTTTCTGTAGGGAAAGATGTAAAGTTACCGTACCCGTTCTGCTCCAACCGAGCGATAAACTCACCTATCTCCTGCTGACCCTTGGAGTCATAGTGAGATGAGTAGTCATACGGTAGGAAAGCATTCCAAGTGCTCGTGGGGTTGTGTGTCTCCCGAACCTTCCCGAAGATGTTGTGCTTACGTGGGAGGGTGGTGTGGTTAGGGCTAAACTTACTCAGCAGAAGCTGCGACCTAGTAGCTGTAGTGATAAGCTCTGTGTCGCCAAAGGTCTTCTGTGTCTTAGAGATTTCCGAGGGAATGACAGCTAGTGACTTCTTAAAGATGAGATCCATTATCTTATCCATAGCGTCCCCAGAGTCCCCTGCGGTTGTCTTATCGAGACCAGATGTAAGAACGCTGGCTGTCTCAGTGATACCTTGGAGTAACCCAGAGTCCTTGACAGCGAGTGTGATACCAGTTATAGCAATGCCTAGGTTCTGCATAGCCTTGTTGGTTTCTTCTTCGTTCAGGTTGCCTGTGACGTTAGCTCTCTCGTAGCCTTCCAACACGTTCACCGCCATTAACATGGGAACCTTAAAGGGTTCTATACGGGAGAAGTCTATCTTCTTGCCGTTGTCTAGGGTGATGTTCATTTGAGGCTGCGAGGATTCTTCATCTGCTGTCTTAGTCCAGTCGCGGTCTTTGCTGCCTGTGATCTCCCCTGAGGCATACTTAGCCATCGTGTAGCCTAGTATAGCATTACTCAGCATAAGCTCTGTACGAGCCGTAGCTTGCCTGTAGTGGCCATTGTTACCTGCTAGGTCGTCACGGAAGCTAGGGAGCACTAAGTTAAGTGCAGGGGTCAATCGGAAGGCTTCCTCGATAACACGCATAGGTGTTCGAGTGAACAGTAGACCCGCTAGTTTGACTACGGGGTGCTTCTGGTGGAAACGCTCGACACCACGTGCGGCTGCTAGTACGTATTGAGTACCTTGCTTGCCTCCGCTAGGGTCAAACTCTTTCTTGTAAAGAGCACGTTGAACCTCGTCCAAAGCTCCCTCATCCACGAGGCGCTTGAGTCGGTCAGACCCCATACGGGTTGCTTGTTCTGCTACCCATGCGTTAAGCTCTTCACCGTCCATACCCATAGCAGAGCCCTTCTCCATTAAAGGTTGGATAGCTGCTGCGTCAATCTCACGCTGGTAGCCTTTAGCCATCTCAGCTTCGATGTTGCCGTCTATGTAGTCAGTAAGCTCTTTACCCTTGAGACCCTTGGCTATCCCTTGGTTCTCTAGTAGTTCAGACGCTTGGTGCATGAGGAAGTTACCAGCGATTAGCTCTTGGTTAAAAGCATCGGTTGCCGCTAGGAGCCTAGGGAATGTACGAGCACCTGCACCCAACTTACCCTTGACCTTAATGCCACCCTCTAGTATACGAGAGGAATCCCTAGTTAGGAATGTCTGCTCATACTTGAAAGCGTCTTTAAAGGCTAAATAACCAGCAGATGAGTGTGTTTTCATCATACTTAAACCACGGGCTGCTTCTCTAGCTCCAACAGCATTCCATTTTTCAGGGCTGTTCACGAAACGTAAGATGGGGTAAGTAACAGCCTTAGTTAGAGGCCAAGCCATGTTTATGGCTACCGTTCTCATGGAGAATACACCACCGATAGATAGTTCTACCGCTTGATGTGTTAAGTGGCTTGCTTTCTCCCCGACTGTCTTCTTAGTGCGCTCGCTCATCTTGAGAGCCTTGATAGTACCCTCACCTTCAAACGGCTCCAGTGCCTTGACATACGGAGCACGTTCGTTAGCTTTAGCGTTTAACAACTTAGTGGCTAAAGTCTGGTCGCCATCGTTCATTGCTTTCATGATTAACTTTTCAAAGTTAACCTCAATCTCGTT